GGTGTCGCGCTAGTGGCGCACGATAGGATGCACACCAGGACAGCGCTCGATTTGACGCAGATGTGCGCGTACCAGACTGCTGTTGTGCGCGACCAGGTGGTGCTGAACCACCACGGGGGGACGGTGTTGGCGGAAGCCCGACAGGCAGCAGCGAAGGAGCTGCTTGAGGCGGGTTGCACCCACATCCTTTATGTCGATAGTGACATGGGGTTCCCGCCTTATGCTGCCGAGCGATTGATGCAGTGGGATGTTCCAGTGGTCGGCGCAAACTGCGCTGGCCGTCGCCGTCCGATTCGGGTTACAGCCCAAATCAAAGGCGAAGGTGAAGCCTATGACACATTGTGGCCTGAGCCGGGCGAAGACGGGCTCCACCAGGTGGAGACGGTCGGGACCGGTTTCTTGATGCTGCAAGCTGATGTCTTCACCAAAATCGAGTTCCCCTGGTTCGGTCAGCCGTGGTTCGAGGACAAGCAGCGCTTCGTTGGTGAAGACGTGTTTTTCTGTTCGCGCATTCTCCGCGCCGATATCCCGATCATGGTCGATAAGGGCCTGAGCTGGGAAATCACGCATATCGGGGACTACGCATTCGGGATGCAGGATGCTGTCGATGAACGGGCGGCCCTGGAGGCTGGGCTGTGGGACGCAGCTCTAGAGAAGGAGACCGTCGATGGCTAACCCAGCGATTATCAATTCATACTCGAGTCTGAAAAACGCACTCGAGGATCACATGAACCGCACCGACGTGGCGGACGAGGGCGTAGCCGCGATGGCGATCGATCTCGCGGAAGCCAAGCTCAATCGTGTGGTGCAGCACCCTCGCCGGATTGCTCGGAACGACAGCTTCACGATCGATAGTCAGTACGAGACGGTGCCGAGCGACTTCTGGTCGCTCAACCGGATCTCAATCAGCGGAACGGTCAACCAGCCGCTGATCATTGTGAGCCCCCAGGAGATGGACGAGCAGCGCGAGATCTTGAGCGCCACCGGCAAGCCGACTTTTGTCTCGGTCGTGGGAACCTCGTTTGAGTTCTGCGCTGCGCCTGACCAGGCGTACACCGGGCTGCTGGTATACACGCAATCGCTGCCACCTCTCGCGTCGAACGCCACAAATTGGCTGCTCGATATCGCGCCGGATGTCTACCTCTACGCTGCGATCAGCGAGAGCTACGCTTGGGCTCAAGATGACGCCCGTTCGGTGCAATACCTACAGAAGACACAACAAGCGCTCCAAGAGCTCCGGGTCAGCGGAACTCGTGAAGCGTATGGAACGACACCACGCTCGATGCCCAGGAGCTTCGGATAATGGCGACCACTACCAACCTCTCGATTACTAAGCCGACCGTAGGTGCATCATCGGGCACCTGGGGAACGACAATCAATGCAGGGCTCGATGCGCTCGATGCGATTTTTGGGTCTTCCGGCACAGCCGTCTCGATGGGCGCTGTATCACCCGCGAGCCTGGCGGTGACAGGCAATATCACGGTGGGCGGTACGGTCGATGGCCGGGACATCGCGGCAGACGGTGTAAAACTGAACACCATATCTACTGACGCGGACATAACTGACGCGACAACGGTCGCGGCAGCCGGAGCTCTGATGGACTCTGAGGTCACGAGTCTGACGGGGATCAAGACCCTGACGGTGCCTGACTCAACCACGATTTCGACGTTTGGCGCGTCACTCGTCGATGACGCGAATGCGGCAGCCGCCAGGACTACGCTTGGACTCGGCTCGGTCTCAACCTTGAGCGCGTTAGCGGCAGCAGATCTGACGGGCACGACTTTGGCCTCCAACGTGGTGTCCTCGAGCCTTACGAGTTTGGGCACGATCGCGACATTGACGGTCGGTGACGGCTCTGCTGGATCGCCCTCGATGCGATTCTCAAGCGGCACGACGACCGGGTTGTCCTATACCGCGAGCCCGAGCGCTCGAGTGGTGCTATCAATCGGTGGCAGCGCAGCCGCCACGTTCATTACAGGCGGCTCTCTCGATCTCGAGGATGCAGTGATTGTAGGCGGCAACCTCGAGCATAAAGGCAGCAACGTCGGGTTCTACAACACGACTCCCGCGGCCAAGCCTACGGTCTCGGGCAGCCGAGATGCGAACGTGGCGCTTGCTAGTCTCCTCACTGGTCTCGCGACTTTAGGGTTAATTACGAACAGCTCCTCGGCGTAGGCGGTGCGATGACGACCGAGGTCCACGTGCAGCACCTCTCTAAAGTAGCGCAGAGCTACAAAAACCTGGTCGATCCTCGCAGTGCCCCGATGCCAATTCCTTTGGCCGTCTCGATTGCGAAAGCGGTGGTGACCTTGGACAAGGCGCTCGAGCTCAAGCGTGAAAGAATCGAAGATCTCTTGAAGGTCGATCAGCAAGAGATAGCGGACGAGCTCGCGGCTGGTTCCGTCGATCTCAGGTTGCCGGTCATCGACCCGGAGCTCCTCGAGCAGCACGAGCTCGCGGTAAACCTCGAGGCTCTCATGGTCCTCACATATTACGATCTGGTGCAGCACTGATGGCGCTCCTGACTTTACAGCTTCCTCCTGGCCTCTACGCGCAGGGAACCGAATACCAAAGCAAAGGCCGGTGGCGTGACGGCTCTCTCGTGCGCTGGCGTGATGGCGCGATGCAACCTGTCGGTGGTTGGTCACAATTCCAGACCGGCACGTTTGCTGGCATCGCTCGAGGCGCCGCTACCTGGACCGACAACACCAATAATCGATGGCTCGTGTTCGGCACCGCGGCGAAAGCCTACGCGATGGATGATGACGGCGCGATTACTGATATCACGCCCGCGGGGTTTTCCAGCGGCAACGTGGGGGCGACCCAGCAGGGTGGATACGGCGAGGGCCTCTATGGAGGTGGCACCTACGGAACGCCGCGCCCTGACATCGGGGCGATCACACCCGCGACCTCCTGGAGCTGGGACACGTTCGGCCAGCTCCCCATTGGGTGCAGTGACGCTGATGGAAAGATTTACGAGTGGGACTTGAACACGAGTAACAACCTTACCGCGGTTACCAATGCGCCTATCGATAACGTGGCGGCAATGGTTACGGCGGAGCGCTTCGTTGTGGCCCTGGGGGCAGGAGGCGATCCTCGGAAGGTTCAATGGTGCGACCGTGAGGGCCGGACTGTATGGACGCCATCCGCTGCAAACCAGGCGGGTAGCTGGACGCTCGATACTGACGGAAAAATCATGTTCGGCTCGAAGGGCAGGGGCGAGTCACTCATCGTGACCACTACCTCGGCGCACCGGATGTCCTACATCGGATATCCGTATGTCTATTCGTTCGATCGTGTGGGCAGCGGCTGTGGCGCAGTCTCGAGGAAAGGGTTCGCCGAGGTCGATGGCCGCGTTTTCTGGATGGGGGAGGAGGGGTTCTTCCTGTACGAAGGTGGCTACGTCAAGCGCGTGCCATGCGAGGTGTGGGATGCCGTTGAAGACGACATCGATATGACCGAGGTGACTAAGGTCACGGCTTTCCATAACGATCAATTCAACGAGGTGTGGTGGCTGTACCCCGACTCGGTGTCTGGAGAGGTCAGTAAATACATCTCCTTCAATTACGCGGAAGGCTACTGGTCACTCGGCAGTGTCCCGGCCTCCACGATTGCTGCGAGCGGGACGTTCAATACTCCGCTCGGGCTGCACACCGACCAGAAGGTCTATGAGCATGAGGTTGGTTACACGCACGGGACCTACACCCCTTTTTGTGAGAGTGGCCCGGTAGAGATCGGTGACGGTGAGCGCTTCGTTCACGTGACGCGCTTGATCCCCGACGAGGACGAGCTCGCGACGACGAAGCTGACGTTCAAGGTAAAGAGTTACCCAACCGGCACCGCGAGCTCGCATGGCCCCTTTACCATGACAGAACCGACCAGCGTTCGATTCAGCGGACGCCAGGTTGTCATGCGCGTCGAGGGCGTAGAATCGACCGATTGGCGTTTCGGAGTTCCGCGCCTCGAGGTCGTGGCGGGAGGCACTAGGTGAAGCTCCCCACACCGCCGAGTTTTTCGGACCCTGGTCTCCAGGAGCATTTCCTGCGTATTCAGCAGGAGCTCGAGCAGATGGCTAAACGCACCTGGTATCTCGACAGAGATGTCGAGCACCCGCATAGCTTGACGGTTCGCAGCAACTTCCAGCTCGCG